CAATTACAAGTAAAGTTAATTCAAAACCAAATTTGCCAACACATATTTTTATTAAGAAAAATGGAAAGATAACACACGATTCAATTATTTTAATTGAACAAATCAGAGTAATTGATAAGCAAAGATTACAAGAATTTCTTTGTAAAATTGAGCCAAAAAAAATTGATGAGATAAACAAGGCAATAATAGAGGGCTTTGATTTAGATAATAAATATAAATGAAAGGAAAAACTATGTTAAAAAAAAGAAAAGACTATATAGTGAGTGTAATATGTAATGGTGGAGTAGATGATATACAGGTTAAAGCAAATAATCGCAAGGAAGCAATACAAATGGTAGAAGATGTATTGTTAAAATGCGATATTTTTGGTCTTAAATCAAGTGATGAGTTTGATTTAAAAGTTAGAAAGATAAGAAAGAGGAGATATATATAATGAATAAATATGATATTAAGTCATTAGAACGAAAATTGGAAAAATGTAAGAGTATGTCATTAGATGATGTAAGTCTTAATGACGTTGATGAAATAACAGATATTAAAATAGATAAGAGAAAATCAAGTAATGAAAGAATACTTGATTTTTTAAATAAAGTAAAAAATCCTTATATTTTTAAAGTTAAAGGTAAATTAGTAAGGATAAGGTTCTCTGATACAGAAAAAACTGCTGATGATTGTTTGACTAACGTACTAAAAAATTTATATAGATAGTCAAGTCTGCAAAACTAAAATTTCCACCTTCGTAAAAAAAACAAATTTAAATTATGATTTATTCATAATTTGAAAGGAGGAGGTGAAAATGGCAGGTCGTGGAAATAAAAAGCAGAGTAGAAAAAGCGATGAAAATAAGAAATGGCTACTAGGTGTATATGGAAGAAGATCATTTGATGATGGAGAAAATAGTGAATCTTATACTATTAAAAATCAAAAGGCATTAATAGAATCTTTTATAGAAAATCTGCCAAATGTAGAAATTGAAGATTATTATATTGATGATGGATATACTGGTACTAATTTTGAAAGACCGGGATTTAAAAGAATGTTACAAGATGTATTAAACGGTAAAATAAATGGAATTATTGTAAAAGACTTATCAAGGTTAGGGAGAAATCATAAAGAGGTTGGAAAATATATTGAAGAAATATTTCCGATATATGATATAAGAATTATCTCTGTAAATGATAATGTTGATTCGTATTTAGACCCAGAATCAATAAGTAGTTTGATAGTACCAGTAAAAAATCTTATGAATGAAAATTATTCAAGGGATTTGTCAAAAAAGGTTTCTAGTGCTTATGAAATTATGGCAAAGGGTGGACAATTTGTTGCAGGAACTCCACCTTATGGATATATGTTAGACCCAGAAGATAAACATCATTTAATACCAGATCACAACGAAGTAGATGTAGTAAAAAAAATATTTGATATGGCTTTATCAGGAAGTGGTCGACCAACGATTTGCCAGTATCTTAATGATAATGGAATTTTGTGCAGAAAAGAATTACAAAGGAGGAAAAAAAGAAAACTTACATTAGAACCTTTTGAAATAAAGTCACAATATTTATGGAGTACATCTACAATTGGTAGAATGCTTCATAATGAAGTGTATATTGGAAATCTAGTACAATTAAAAACTACAAGGGCTACTTTTGGATGTAAAAAAATTATTTCTAAAGATGAAGATGAATGTGTTCGCTCTGAAAACACTCACGAGGGAATAATACCCAAAGAAGATTTTTATAAAGTTCAAACCATAATAAAGCAAAATGATAAAAAGAAAACACATAATACACCAATAAACTACTCAATATTTAGGGGAATACTGAAATGTGCCGATTGTGGTAGAGCAATGACCAAACAAGAAGATTTTAGAGGCAAACGACAACTTTCAAACTATTTTTGTATGAGTTATTTGCAAGTAAGTAAATCTTGTTCATCACATAAGATAAAAACAAGTAATTTAGAAACTGCAGTATTAGAGGCAATTCAAGTACAAGTGAAATTAGTAATTGAATTAGAAAAAAGTTTGTCTAAACTGTATTTTAAGAATAATCAGAGTTCTATCGAAAATGAATATAAAAATAATGTAAAAATTTCAGAAATAAAAATATCTAATTTAAAAGAGCAAAAGAGAAAATATTATGAGGAATGGAAATTTGATAAATTAGAAAGAAGTGAATTTATTAAATTATCTGAAGAAATCGAATCTAAAATTGCCAAGTTAAATGAGGACATAGAATTATATACATCAACATATAGAGAAAACATAAAGAAAATCAGAAAAAATGATTATTGGATAGGTCATTATAAGAGAAATAGAAGAATTAAAAATCTTTCAAAAGAAGTCTTAAATGAATTAATAGAAGTTATCTATGTTAGAAAAGATGGTAGCCTAGACATTAAATTCAAATATCAAGATGAATATTTAGGATTAATAAATTATTTAGAAGAGGAGGAAGCAAAAATCAATGAAGAAATGGAAAATAGGGATTTATCGCAGGCGTTCATTTGATGAAAGAAATGAAGAAGAATCAAATAGTGTTGCTAATCAGAAAAGGCTTATAGATGATTATTTACTTGACAAAAATGATATAATTGTATATAAAGACTACGTTGATGATGGATATACGGGAACAGATTTTAATAGACCGGGATATAAAAGAATGCTTAATGATATTAAAAATAGAAAAATAAATGGTGTAGTAGTAAAAGATTTATCAAGGTTGGGAAGAAATTATATAGAAGTCGGAAATTTTATTGATGAAATAGTACCACAATACAGTTTGAGATTTATTTCAGTAAATGATAATGTCGATTCTATTAAAAATCCTAATATAATGCAGTCATTAGAAATACCATTTAAAAATCTTCTAAATGAAAGTTATTCTAAAGATTCATCAAAGAAAATGAGAACAGCATTAAAAGCCAGTAAAAAGTCAGGTAATTTTATAGGAAAAATTGCTCCTTATGGATACTTGAAAGATCCAGATGATCCACATAAACTCATTATAGATAAAGACGCTGCAAATATAGTAAAAAGAATATTTGATTTAGCTTTAAAAGGTAGAAGCAAACAGGAAATAGTAGAAGAATTAACTAACAATAATATCTTGACACCAAGTGTTTATTTAAAAGAAAAGTATAATATAAAAGTTAGTAGAATTAGTCGTAGATGGAATACTAAAATGTTAGATACCATATTACAAAATAAAACATATATTGGCTCACTTGTTCAATGTAAGAGAACGAGAATAAGTCATAAAACACACAATATGGTAAGAGTTGCTGAAGATGAGTGGGTTGTTTCAAAGAAAAGACATAATGCTATTATTAAAGAAGAAATATTTAATCAAGTACAGGATATTTTATATAATAGAAATGTCAGAGTAAATAAAGAAGGAAAATTTTATAAATATACTGGTTTTTTAAAATGCTCAGAGTGTGGTGCCAATCTATATAGGAAAACTAAAATAAAAAACAATAAGGAAAAAGTATATTATTACTGTAGCACTTATTATAATACCAGACAATGTAATAAACATTATATACAAGAAAAAGAACTGGATGAAGTTGTTTTAGAAATTTTAAATCAACACATAGAATTGGTATGTGATATTAGTAATAAAATTGAAGATGTTATTTCAGTTTCAAGAGTAGAGTATAATGCTAAATTAAAAGAAATTAGAATAAGCGAAATAGAAAAAGAATTAGAAAAATATCAAGTATTACTAAACGAATTGGTAAAAGACTACCGATGTGACTTCATATCACAAGAAGATTATGATGATTTTAAACAAAAATATTTATATGAAATAAATAAATTAAATATGGAGAAAGAAAATTTAGAAATCAGTAAAATTAATTCCTATAATTTGGATTGGATAAATAACTTTAAAAAAACAGGAAAAATAAAAACGATAGACAGAAATATTGTAGATAGTTTTATTAAAGATATATTTGTTAATAATGAAAAAGGTGTAGATATAATATTTAGGTATAAAGACGAATATGAAAATGCAGAAAGGTATCTAAAAAGTAAAAACAATGTGGTATAATATATAAGGAAAAACACTTGATTTAATTAAAAATTTAGTGCGAAAGGAGTAGAATTTTTATGAAGAACAATGAAATACAAGGGGGGTTGCATAAAAGTGTAATCAACTGGTACCCAGGGCATATGTTAAAAACAAAGAAACAGATAATAGAGGACTTAAAGTTAATAGATGTAATTATTGAAATATTAGATGCACGTATACCACTTGCTAGTCAAAATCCTGATATAAAGCAAATAACAGCGAATAAAAAGAAAATAATTGTATTAAATAAAAGTGATTTAGCAAATGAGGCTGAAACAAAAAAATGGATAGAATTTTTTAAAAATCAAGGAATTATAGCAATTGCAACAGATTCAAACCTTGGAAAAGGTGTTAAAGAAACACTAAAATTAGTCATCGAAACATATCCAAACAATAAAATACACACGATAAGATAAACTTTTTTCTCATTATCGAACACTTTTCGAAGTAAATAGAAAAGGAAGAAAGAGATAAAAGTTAAATGTGATCCCGATAAAGCAAACAAATGACTAATGCCTAGTGTTCGTATAGCTTCCTCAAACGATTCTGGAATCGAAGAAGAATCACCAAAGATAATCA